TGCGCTGGGCTTTTCGCCCGGCCGCCGGGCTGGCGGTGGCATGGACAAAACAACCAGAATGCATTTGGTTTCACCTTTATTTGAATCTGGTGTAGTATGGGCCCCGCAAGACAAGAAGTTTGCCGACGAGGTAATCGAAGAGGTCGCCTCGTTCCCAAATGGGGAACATGACGACTACGTGGATAGCATGACGCTCGCCTTGATGCGGTTTCGCCAAGGCGGGTTGATCAGCATCCAAGATGATGACGAAGACGAGGAAGAATTTATTCCTCGTAAACGGGAGTATTATTGATGGGACTGCCCCCTCGCTCGATGGGTCCGATGGTTGACCAAGCGGTTGGACTGGATGAGATCGATCCGGCCCTCCAACTGGAGGAGATTCCCGTCGATATGCCCATGGATTTTTCCGGCGGGGCCGAGATCATCGAAGGCGAAGACGGGTCCGCGATCATTCGCTCGTTGATCGAGGCGGCTGAGATGGGCGGTATGGGTGAGGAACTCATTCCGTTCGACGCAAACCTTGCCGAGTTCCTCGACGACGGGGACCTTGGTTCGCTGGCCAGCGAGCTGGTAAGCAATTACGAAGACGACTGTGAATCACGATCCGAGTGGGAAGACACCTATGTCAAAGGGCTGGACCTGCTTGGCGTCAAGATCGAGGACCGAGACGAACCGTTCGAGGGCGCGTCTGCCGTTACCCATCCGCTGATATCAGAGTCCGTCACGCAGTTTCAGGCGCAGGCTTATAAAGAACTGCTGCCTGCTGGAGGCCCTGTCAAGACACGGATCATTGGCGCGCAAACACAGGAGACGGAAGACCAAGCCGAGCGCGTCAAGCATTACCTGAACTATCTCATTACCGAAGAGATGGAAGAATACGACCCAGAGATGGATCAGATGCTGTTCTATCTCCCTCTGTCCGGATCGACGTTCAAGAAAACCTATTACGACCCGCTGCTACAGCGGCCGGTGTCGAATTTCGTGCAGGCGCAGGATGTCGTCGTGCCCTATTCTGCGACGGATCTTCGGACCGCTCCGCGTATCACGCACGTCCTGAAGATGACGGACAATGAGATCCGAAAGCATCAGGCGATCGGTTTTTACCGAGATGTCGATCTTCCGTCCGGAACTCCGGACGACAGCGACGAGGTGACTGGCAAGGTTGATGAGCTCCAAGGTACGTCGCCCACGGGCTACACCGACGACACTCGCACACTGCTTGAAATCCACGCCGAGCTGGATCTCGATGGCTTTGAGGATGTCGATCAAGAGGGAAACCCCAGCGGTATCAAGCTGCCGTATATCGTGACGATCGACAAGGACAGCAGCACCGTTCTTTCAATCCGTCGGAACTACAGGGAAGACGATCCGATGCGTCGACCCGTACCGTATTTTGTACACTACAAGTTCCTGCCGGGTCTCGGTTTCTACGGCTTTGGCCTGCTGCACATGATTGGCGGGATCGGCAAGGCATCCACCAGCATTCTGCGCCAGTTGATCGACGCCGGGACGCTGTCGAATCTTCCGGGCGGCTTCAAGGCCCGCGGTGTGCGGGTCCGGAACAGTGACGAACCGATCCAGCCGGGCGAGTGGCGGGACATGGATGCGCCGGGCGGTGTGTTGCGGGACTCGATCATGCCGCTGCCCTACAAGGAGCCGTCGGCCACCTTGGCCAACCTGCTTGGCGCGCTGATCGACGCCGGTCGCCGCTTTGTTTCGATCGCCGACCAGCAGGTCAGCAACATGAACCAAGAGGTTCCGGTTGGCACCACGATGGCCATGCTTGAGCGTGGCATGAAGGTGATGTCGGCAATCCACAAGCGCCTGCACTACGCCCAGAAGCAGGAGTTTCGCATCCTTGCCCGCGTTGTGGCGGAGGACACCCTGCCGCAATATCCGTATCTGGTCGAGGGTGGTCAGGCTGGCATCAAGGCCTCTGATTTTGACGGCCGTATTGACGTGATTCCGGTCAGCGACCCCAACATCTTCTCCATGGCACAACGCGTCGCACTGGCGCAGGAACAACTCAAGCTGGCCCAGACCAATCCGCAAATGCACAATCTGCACGCGGCGTATAAGCGGATGTATCAGGCGCTTGAGGTCCAGAACATAGAGGAGATCCTGCCGACGCCGCCGCAACCGCAGCCGGTTGATCCAGCCATGGAGAATAGTCGTATTCTCATGGGCCAAGGTCCGCAAGCCTTCCCGCCGCAGAACCACGAAGCCCACATTCTGTCCCACATTGCGCTGCTCCAGACGATGATCGTGCAGCAAAACCCGCAGGCACAAGCGGTAATCTACGCCCACGTTCAAGAGCATATTGGCATGCTTGCCCACGAAAAAGCCCAAGAGCAGATTCAGCAGAGCATGCAGCAGGTCGAAACACTGGCTGCCGTTGGCGCTGTTGATCCCGCCATGGCTGCGCAACAGCTTGGTCAGGCCCGCGCCGCGGCCCAAGACCCGAACGAGTACAACAGTTATGTGGCCCTGCTCCAGCAGGAGCTCCTTGCCCAGTACCTGCCGCAGATGCAGCCGCCGCAGCCGGATCCCATGGCCGATCCTCTGGTCCAGATCCGGCAGCAAGAACTCCTGACCAAACAGCAGGAAACCATGATGGATGCGCAAACAGACCAGCAGAAGCTGGAACTGGAGCGCGCCAAGCTGGAACAAAAAGCCGCGGCAGAAGCCGCAAGGATCGAGCTGCAGGAAGAGATCGCGGACGATCGCAACGCCGTGAACCGCGAACGCATCGAGACACAGGCGCAGATCGCTATGCGCAATCGTGGAGGCCAATGATGACGCTTCGCAAGGGTTCGTCTCAGAAAGTCATATCGGAGAACATCCGAACTGAAATGGAAGCCGGCAGGCCTCAAAAACAAGCTATCGCCATCGCCTTGAGTAAGGCTGGCAAAAGCAATCGAAAGGCTGACGGCGGCACCGTCAAAGCTTTCAGTCCCATCGCCCGTCCGCAAAGATTCAGCGGCATTTATTGAAGGAGACCATGACCATGGAAGACTACAACCGATCTGCCGCGCGTCGCGCCAAAGAGGCACGGGCGGACGAGATGTCCAAGCCGATGGGCAAGGTGAAACCCAAATCTCGACCGGGCACCGTCCGCCCACAGGCACGTCCTGAAATCGTCGATCTTACGCCCGAGGCCGAGCGTTACGAGGACGAGACCCGGCAAGAGTTCCGCGACGGCGGCGTTGCCAAGGCTCGTGGCATGAAGATGTGCCAGATGTCCGGGCGCAACGGCGGCAAAACCTACTGACGGAGCGGACCCATGCCCATAATCCAGATCAGCATTCTGCCGGATATGATTCCGGTAGATCAGTATGACGACGACGACGACGGCAACAGCTGCCCGCTGCCGACACAGGATGCGGAACTCAACGAGGAGAACAAGGAGGCGGCCGTTGAGCGAGCTGGCTACCGTGATCCCGCTGACGGCGGCGCCTTTCGGGTATCCGAGATCTGCGGCAACTGCAAAGCCTACAACCAGACCGAAGATATGCTGGAGTGCATTGGCGACGAGTCCGGCGATCTCGGCTACTGCCAGATCCACAAGTTTGTCTGCGAATCCGGTTACACTTGCGACGACTGGGTCGAGGGCGGCCCGATGACGTCCGAGAGCCAACAGACGTATCGGGACAACCTTTGATGGATGTTGTGGATTTTGCAAAACATCTGTACAAGAAACTGCAGGAGCGAGAGGACGAGCTCGCTCAAGCGCTTGTGGCTGATGTCCCGAAGGACTGGGAGCAGTACAAGAAGATCGTAGGGGAAATACAGGGTCTTTCCTTTGCGTCAGATGAAATCAGGACCCTGCTGGAGAAACATAGCGACTATGACGACGGATTTGACGAATCTGGGTAAACTCGCAGAAAGTGTGGTCAAGAAAGACACAGGACCATCGCTCGACAGCGCCTACATCGCTACCTCTGACCGGGTCCTTGATCCCGGACTTCTCGAAAAAGATCTGGTTGACCGTCTCCCCCAGCCTACCGGCTGGAGGATTTTGGTCATGCCGTTCCAAGGCGTCGCAAAGACGACCGGGGGCCTTCACATTCCGGACGAGATTCGGGATCGTGAGGCGTTGGCAACGGTTGTTGCCTATGTGCTGAAGCTTGGACCATTGGCGTACAGGGATCCGGATAAATTCGGACCCGACAGTATTCCATGGTGCGAGCAAGGCCAGTGGGTCTGCATTGGTCGTTATGCAGGTTCACGGTTCAAGATCGACGGTGGAGAGGTTCGCATCATCAATGATGACGAAGTGATCGCCACGATTCTTGATCCACAGGACATCAAGTCAGTTTAAGGAGGCCGATATGGCTGAAGACAAAGACGACGATCTGGGTCAGGAGATTGTTCTTGACGATCAGACGGATGCGCCTGCTGATGACCTATCGGAACAACAGGTGGCCGAGGCCGCTGACCGGGTTGAAAGCGGGGAAGACGATCTCGATGACTACAGCAGAAATGTGCAGAAGCGCATCAAAAAGCTGACGGAGAAGTATCGAGAGGCGGAGCGGCAGGGCCAAGAAGCCACTACATTCGCGCAGCAGGTGCTGGAGGAGAATAAAAAACTCCGGGAGCGGATGGAGAAACTCGATTCCGGCTACCTGACGGAATACGGCGCGCGAATCGAGGCCCAGATTGGCACTGCCCGCAAGGCGTACAAGGACGCTTATGAGGCCGGCGACACCGATGCAATGATCGAGGCCCAAGAAGCGCTGGCCCGAGCCACCGGCGAAAAAGATCGCTATGACATGGCCAAGCGCCGCGCGGATCAGCAGCGGGAAGCACGTCCCGCGCAGGAGAATCTGGCGCAGTATGCCCAGATGCCGACGCAACAACCGCAGCCTCAACATGCGCAACCTGATCCCAAGGCCCAGAGCTGGGCCGAAAAGAATGAGTGGTTTGGTCAGGACGAAGTCATGACCTACGCCGCGTTTGGGATTCACCGCAAGCTCGTCGAAGAAGAAGGCTTTGACCCAACAAGCGATGAGTATTATACTGAGATCGATCGGCGGATGCGTGTGGAGTTTCCACAAAAGTTCGCCGCCAAGAAATCGAGCACGAAGAGTCAGGTCGCCTCTGCTGGTTCTTCTGCGTCTCGCACCAACAAACAGGGGCGCCGGTCGGTAAAGCTGTCACCGTCGCAGATTGCCATCGCGAAGAAGCTCAATGTTCCTCTTGAGGAATACGCGAAATACGTGAAGGAGTAAGTGACAATGGCTGACAGAACACCCCGAGCCGCAGAAACCCGCGACAAAACGCAACGTCGCAAACCTTGGGCGCCGCCCAGCCACCTCGATGCTCCTGATCCCCCTGCGGGATACAAGCATCGCTGGATTCGAACCGCAATGCGGGGCGAGGAGGACAAAGTGAACGTCCATGCCAAGCTTCGTGAAGGATGGGAACCCGTCCGTGCGGATGAGTATCCGGATCAAAACTATGCTTCGATCGACGAAGGTCGATACGCAGGCAT